TCGGTCACCAGTATGCCGGGTTACATGTCGTTTGACGTTAACCCGTTCATGCGTGAGATCGTCGAAGCATGTGATCCACGATCACCGGTCCGCGAAGTTAATTTGAAAAAAGGCGTACAGATCACGTACACCACGATGCTCGAATCGGTCCTCCTGTACTACATGGCCCACGTTAAAACGCGACCCACAATGATGGTCAGCGCGGACAGTACACTCGTAAAGGGTCGAATAGAAAACTACATATTGCCTATGCTGAACCAATCCGGCATGGACGATATCATCACCTCGTCCGACGAAGGGAACAGTCGTAAAACGGGTAAGACTGCTAATCACCTGCAATGGAAAGGTGGCGGTTTCCTCATACCGGGCGGCGCTAACAACGCGGACAAAATGCGAATGTGGTCTATCATGCTTATGTTGAAAGATGAGATCGACGCTTGGCCCGACGTGGTGGGAAAGGATGGTGACCCGGATTCACTAACCGATGCACGTTGTAGTACGTTTTGGGAAATTAGGAAAATATATCGAGGTAGTACACCGTTAGTGAAAGGGACCAGCAAGATCACGTACCAATATGAGCGCGGGGACAAGCGCAAATACATGGTCAATTGTAAACATTGCGGTGAATCACAGGAACTGCGATGGTACGTTGTTAACGAAGAGACAGGTTTGATCGGCGGGTTCCAATGGGACAATAACGACAAAGGTTCGTTAATATTAGAATCAGTCCGTTACGTGTGCCCGTTCTGCGGCGGGGAGCATTACGAGCAAGACAAGACGCGATTATTCGATCCAAAGAATGGCGCTAAATGGGTCCCAACAGCGGAACCTGTGGAACCGGGGATTCGCTCGTACCACCTCCCGGCGTTCTACAGTCCGGCAGGAATGCAGCCGTGGTACAAATGCGTGTCTGATTACCTGAAGGGTTACGACCCGGTGGAGAAGAAAGTCAAGGACATCGGTAAGTACCAAGTATTTTACAACAACATACTCGCGGAACCGTTCGAGGTGTTGGGATCAAAAATTCGATTCACCAGCGTATCAGCACACCGTCGCGCCGTGTACCGTCTTGGTTCAATACCGAACAAGTACGCGACAGAATGGTCCGGGTCTCCTGTTTTGTTCCTGACGTGTCAAGTCGATGTGCACAAGTCGAACCTAGCAGTGTCGGTGATGGGATGGTGTAAGGACGCTAAGTCATACTTGGTTGACTATTGGCGGTTCGAAGTTGAAGGTAACGACGACGACTGTTCCGAGATCACAAGCCCCGTGTGGCAACGACTGCGTGAACTGATCGAAGAAACAGAATACGTCGCGGACGACGGGAAGAAGTACAGAATTGCGTTAACGCTGGTTGATGCGGGTTATGCGAACGACACGGTGAATACGTTTTGTTCAGATTATACGAGCGGCGTATATCCTATTCTGGGCCGTGACCGACCCGCTAAGAATCAAACGATTAAAGAGTTCGCCGAGTTTACCACACAAGCGGGGACCATAGGTTACAGGATTTTAGTTGATCACTACAAAGACCGACTGGCCCCGGTGCTACGCCGTGAGTGGGAAGAGGGGTCAGGCGAGCAGAAGAAATACCACTTTAATGCGCCGATTGATACGACCGACAAGCAACTAAAAGAATTGACCGTCGAGACAAGACGAAAAAGACAAGACGAAAAAGGGCGCACCACTTACGAATGGTACAGACCGGGCAACGCGCGAAATGAACTGTGGGATTTAACGTGCTACGGGCACGCAGGCGTAGAGATTTTAGCATGGTCCATATGTATACAACATTTCGAGCTCGAAACGGTCGACTGGCCTAGGTTCTGGCAATACTTGGAGAATGAGGGTTTATATTACATTGAGGGATAGAACCAGCTCACGACTAAATGCCGTAAGCGTCTAAAAAATCAAACATTGCATCCTCGCCTATTTTTGACTCTAAAAGGTCGTAGGCGATGCGATATGCTTTGTTGCTCAGGTCGTCTTTTCGTGGGTAAAGCTCAATCATTGCATCTTTAAGTTGTTTCACTGTGTAGTTTGTCATTGCGTTTCACCCTTTGGTTGTTGATTTGATGTAACCATTATAGCCCCACTGTGGGGAACTGTCAACACTTTAATTGAAATAAGTTGTACTATTCTGAATGGTTGTATTATGCTTGGGGTCTATAGTAATATTAACCACAAATTCAAACGGGTGTTGGCATGTAATGAATAATTCATTTTTACAGGGTCGAATCGATGTGACCAAAGCGCAAATCGTAGCCTATGAAGACGCCTTGACAGCACTAGCCGCAGGGGTTCAATCTTATACGCTCGACACTGGTCAAAGTAAACAGACCGTTACTAAATTTGATTTAGGTAAACTTAACGAGATTGTCGAATCGTTATACAATCGTTGTGCGACACTTGAAGCACGACTGAACGGAAGCGGGACTACACATTCGAGGGGCTCATGGTAATATTTGGTCTACACATTCCGGGCACGGCCAAGCCGGAACAGCAACCTGAAAAGGAGGCGAGTTTTTCCGGTCCGGTTTTAACAGAATGGGGTGGTGAGAAGTTCGCAGGCGGATTCGGTGAAACAGAATTATTCAGCATGGATTACTGGACACTACGTCGACGCAGTGCTCAGTTGTTCACAGAGAACCTTTACGCACGCGGTCTAGTTAATCGACTTATAACTAACGAGATTAACACAGGTTTGACACCGGACGTCACACCTATTGCAAATGTGGTCGGTGTAGATGAAGACGAACTTGTCAAGTGGTCCGAGGACATCGAGGATCTTCAGTCGTTGTGGGCCAACGATCCGGCAATGTGCGACATCAAGCAAGAGTCTACAATGGGCGCAATAGAGCGCACCGCTCGCCGTGAGGCATTCATCGAGGGCGACGTCCTCGTGGTCTTAAGGATGCATCCTGTACTTAAAACACCCATGGTTCAATTGATCTCAGGCCGAAAGGTTGTGCAGCCACTTGATGTCGGCGACAAGAATATTCAACACGGTGTCGAATTGAACAGCAACGGTGGGACTGAAGCGTTCTATATAGCACAAGGTGACGGTACGACCAAACGACTCGCAGCACGTGGAGAACGTGGCGGACGCATTAAAGCTTGGTTAGTGTTCGGCTCTCAGAAACGAATGGACGACGTGCGCGGTGAGCCTATACTGTCGATAGTGTTACAATCATTAAAAGAAATTGACCGCTACCGAGACAGCGTGCAACGTAAAGCCGTTGTGAACTCCGTACTTGCCATGTTCATCAAAAAGGGCGAGGACAAGATGGGTACGCTACCTATGACCGGTGGTGCCGTCAGGAATACAACAACAACGGTCGAGGACTCGAACCGCACGACGCGCACGTTCAACGCCGACGCACAATTGCCGGGTTTAGTGATACAAGAGTTACAGCACGGCGAGGAACCGGTAGGGTTCAATTCGTCAGGTATCGACCTCGCATTCCCTCAATTCGAGGAGGCCATTATTGCCGCCGTGGCATGGGTCCACGAAATGCCACCGGAAATATTACGGTTAGCGTTTAGCAGTAACTACAGCGCGAGTCAAGCCGCAATTAACGAATTTAAAATCTACTTAAATAAAATATGGTCCTCATGGGGCGCGGAGTTTGATACACCGATCTACAAAGAATGGTTACTATCCATGGTTTTAACTCAAAGGATCACCGCACCCGGATTGTTGGAATCGTACAGAAACAAGTCGGAGCGTTACACTTTTGCAGCATGGATGACTGTAAACTGGTACGGATCAATCAAGCCTAGCACCGATATGTTGAAAACTGCTAAAGGTGCTAAGATGTTAGTTGAAAACGCATGGTCAACTAACACACAACAAGCACGTGGACTGACGGGAACCGATTTTAAGAAAAATGTTAAACAATTAAAACGCGAGAATGAACAGAAAGTAATCGCGGCTAAACCTTTGGCCGACTTCGAACAGCAATACGGTAAACCGGTAGAAGCGTTTGTACCATTAATTGAGGATGTCGATAATGTTCGTATCACTGAAGAAGCTTAGTATACTAGGCGGGACGGGTGAGTCGGTATCTCCCCCTCCGGCGAGCACAATCGGCGTGGGGTCAATGTTGAGGAACACCCCACAGTCGTTCGTTGACAATGTATATACCCTCGTGGACTTTACGACCACGGACGGCGACGAAAAGAATTTTTTAAATGAGTCGAACAACCGGATCGAGATAACCGAGTCAGGTTACATCAAGGTTGAGGTTTACGCGAAGGGTCAAGGTGGTAACGCGAACGGTCAACGGGTCGCAGCGATTCGCTTCAATGGTTCCAGTGACGAGAACTCGACTAGAAACACGTTTTTAGCGATACCCCCTCCTGCAATCGATAATACGTTCGTGAGAACCGCAACAAGGTGGTTCAACGTTGTACCGGGTGATTACTTCGAGTTCTACTACAAACAAAATAGCGGTTCAACGTTAGACGTTGAGGCGGCGTGGTTCGCCTACCAATTTAAAGGAGTATAGTAAATGTCCAAACAATTAACACAGGTTACCGATTCGTGGCAGTTGATCGGGGCAGGTAAAGTCACCGTTACGATTGATACGGTTGGGTCTGGTACTTTGTACTTTAACGAAACAGAGAATGATAGCACGGCATACAAAGCGTCAGGCGCCGCTGGTGATCAATTTCAACAAACCGAAACCTTGCCTACTTATGTCCGGGCGTCCGGCTCAGGCTGGTCGATTATAGCCGACGGGGTGTTATCATGACATCGTTTAAGGTAGAACACGACTATGGTGCCGCCGTATCACTGGGTATGGTGAGCGGGGTATCAAGTACTAACATAACAGCCTCATTGATTGATGCGCCTAACGGGTCCGAGGTCATTATCACCGATGCAGGGGTGTACACAGAAGAAACATTCCCCTTTCTTGACGATGGCGGTGAGTCCGTGCATATTGTGTCGACATCGGCGTCCGATACCTCCGACGTGATCATGTTGTGTGAGGGGTTAGACGGTGACGGGTTGGAGGTGTCTCAGGTGGTCCAGTTAAACGGGGTCACACCTGTTGTTTTAGACGGTGTATGGTATCGAATAACACAGATCACTACAGCAGGTGACACAAAGCACATCGGCGAAGTAACTGTGAATAGGGTTAGCAACGGCAACCCTATTGTAGTGTCATTACAATCTAACCAACGCAGTACGTCGGGCGTTTACACTATACCCGCCAATAAACGGGCAAATCTGAAAACGTTATTACCGTCAATGATTAGGGACGGCGGCGCGGACACTTTTAATATTACGCGTTTAAAAGTAAGGCTAAAAGGTAGTGTGTTCGTGTCTCAGTTCGCGCGAGCATTAGCACGACAAGGTAACAGTTCACCAGAACTAAACAATCTGTTACCCGAAGTCATTGAACCATTGACTGACATTATAATGACCAGCGAGGCGGACAGTGCGGGGCAGCAATTACTTGTACGTCTAGCCGTTGCACTGTACGACATTAAAACTTAAAAAGAGGACTAAAAACCATGTGGTTATTAGAGAACAACATTAAAACCCGCGTCGAGCAAGCAATGTCGTCCGGTATGAAACCAACTGTTCGGCGGTTGGAACAGTTTGTAGCGCGCCGTCACTCCCGCGGGAGTGACGAAAATCCGGTGTTACGTATCAACGGTCCAGTTGCTGAAATTCACATTGAAGGCGTTTTGACATCTTCGCCAGACTGGTTCGCTGAAATGTTCGGAGGTGGCAACACCGTTTATTCTGACATTCAAAACGCGATTCACACAGCGGAAAACGATTCTACTGTAACCAGTGTTAATTTTATGATCTCGTCCGGTGGCGGATCCGTCGACGGGTTATTCGATACGTTGGCAGACATTCAAACCATGACTAAGCCTAAAACCGCTATTGTGTCAGGTATGGCCGCAAGTGCTGCTTATGCTATCGCAGCACAAGCCGACACAATACAAGCAAGTGGTATTACCACGTCGTTTGGGTCGATTGGTGTCGCTATTGCAATGCGTGTCAGTGAAAACGTTGTAGAAATTTCGAGTACCAATTCACCGAAGAAACGACCGGACGCGAAAACCGAAACGGGTCGAGCTGCTATTCGTGAGGAATTGGACGCTATACACGAACTGTTTGTCGAGGCCATCGGTCAAGGGCGCGGTGAAACAGTTGACAAGATTAATGCAAATTACGGTCAAGGTGGTATACTGCTAGCACGTGAAGCATTAAAGCGCGGTATGATCGACAGCATAGGTGAGTCGTCGAGTAGTACCAAAACTAAAGCCGAAGCACAACAAGCTGAAGCACAACAAACGGAGTCCATTATCATGGATCTTAAAACATTGAAAGCCCAGCACCCCGACGTTTACTCGGCGGCGGCTTTAGAAGGTGCAACAGAAGAACGCGACCGTATTGAGGGCCATTTAACCATGGGTCAAACATCGGGTGATATGAAAACGGCGCTAAAAGCGATTGAGGATGGTTCGGCCATGACTCAAAAGTTAACCGCTGTTTACATGTCGGCTGCGGTTAATAAAACGGCCGTTGAAAATAACGAAGCGGACGACGCGAAGGTCGACGAAGCGGTCGCGGAGGTTGATAAAACTCCATCCACCGAACATGTAGAAGCTGACGCGCAAGCTGAAGGTATCATGGCGGACGCCATGGAAATGTTGGGAGTAGAATTATAATGGCTAACATTGAAATCACAAACAACAACACCGGTAGCGTGGGCGTACTTAACCTACAGTATCAGGACGAAATCATTACAATGACAGCCCCCGTGACTTTGGCCGCTGGTACATTGCTTGGTCGAATCACTACGGGTGGAAAAATGACGGCTTACACAAGCGGTGCGACTGACGGTTCAGAAGTTGCAGCCATGGTGTTACAAGATGACCTTGAATTCACAGGTACGGGTTCGGTAGACATTCCTTGTCGACCTATTGTCGCCGGTACTGTGAACCGTGATAAACTTGTAGCGCATGGTGTCGGTGCGATTACTGTTCCTGAATCTGAAATGTTGCGCGATTACGGCATTGTTTCATTGACTGCCACCGAGCTAACTCAGCTCGATAACTCGTAAGGAGTCATAAAAATGACTGTTAAACTGAAAAAAGAAGGTTGGTTACCTTTATTTGAACAAATGCGCTCCCCACAGGGTTTTTTGAGTCGTATGTTCACAATTAAACCGGGTGGTACTTATAACGGTAATAAAGTTGCTATCGACATTGTTCGTACTGACGAAGACGTTGCCGTCGCAATCAAAAAGTGTTCAGGTTCTAACCTAAACACCATTGACCAATTCACGACTAAAGAGTTCGAGCCACCAGCCTATGGTGAGGCGTTCCATATTAATGCGTGTGATTTGGTTAATCGAATGGCAGGTGTTAACCCTTACGAAGCCGCATACCGCGCAAATGCCGCCCAAGTGGTGGCTAAAGCGATGAAAGGTTTTGCTCTTATTTTTGATAAAATTGCACGAGCTGTTGAATTACAAGCCTCGCAAATTTTGCAAACTGGTAAACTAAACTTGATCAACAAAGAGGGGACTGTTACTTATGAGCTTGATTTTAAGCCTAAAGCTACACATTTCCCGACTGTTGGTACTGCTTGGGACCAAGCCGGTGCGGACCCGCTGGGTGATTTAGCGGCATTGGCTAAGGTGATCCGCGCGGATGGTAAAGTTCAACCTAATCGGTTACTGTTCGGTGACAAAGCACTGTCTGACTTCTTGAAGAATGCCGACGTGCAGGACGCACTTGATAACCGCCGCATCGACGTGGGCGCGATTGCTCCAGAATTCGATAATTCAGGCGCTACGTTCTACGGGTATGTGTGGGTCGGAACATATCGTTTTGAAATCTGGGCGTATCCTGAAACGTACAAGCACCCCCAAACTGGCGACGCAACGGACTATATTGATCCGTTGTCGGTGGTGATGTTGTCTAAGGACACGCGTCTTGATATGGCTAGTGCAATCGTACCGTCGTTAATCCCCGTGGATTCTCGCGTCAGTGGTTTGTTACCGGGTCGTTTATCGTCTCGTGCGGGTTCGTTCGATATTCTACCGAATATTTATCCTTCGACCGATGGTAAGCAGATCATCGGCGACCTAGAAAGTCGTCCTTTGCTTATACCGGTGCAGATTGACGGATTTGGTTGTCTAACTGTAGGATAAAACCTAAATGGTAATCGTACAGCACCCGACCGAGTCGGGTGTTTTATAAACTGAAAAAGGGCTAAAACCATGGCTAGTAATACACAATTAATTGAGTCAATCGAGGTTGCAGCAGTAGAACGCAACTTAGAAGTGCCGAATACTGAAGGATTAAACAACGCACAGCTTGCGGCATTACTTAAAAAAGTGAAAAGTACCGAAACAACCCCGGCAGTTGACGAAACAACCCCGGCAGTTGACGAAACAACCCCGGCAGTTGACGAAACAACCCCGGCAGTTGACGAAACAACCCCGGCAGTTGACGAA